GGCGGGTACGCCGACTCGGGGACGGGCGGCAGCGGTTCGCCGGGCACGGCGGTGAGCATCCCCGCCTCGGGGTCGGCGTCTTCGAGCGGCGAGCGGTACCGCTGCCCGTCGACGAGCGAGCCGACGAGCAGGTCTTCCGGCATATCGGCGAACAGGTCCGGGGGGACCGCGTACGCGTCGTGCGAGCACTTGCGGACCATGGGGGTCTGCTCGATCGCCCACAGGGCGAAGTCGCCGCGGACCCGGGCGGCCGGCTGTACGCGAATGGTCGTCAGCACGGGCACACCGCCACCCTGATGGCCGCCGCCTCGCAGCACGCCGTTTCGACGACGAACGTCCGCTCGGCGAGGACGAACCGGTCGTTCGTCGCGATGCGCACGGCCTGGCTGTCGGAGTCCGGCACGATGACCGGCTGCTCGCGGCGGACCCGCACGGGCCCGGTGATGTACAGCCACGCCTCGCCGTCGGGGGCCTGCGTACAGGCGGCGCCGCCGATGTTCAGGGCGTAGCCCGCGCCGAGGACGACGCAGTTGCCCATGAGGGTGCGGGGCGCGCCCTGGTCGAGTTCGACGACGCGGCAGCAGCCCATGAGCGCCGCCGCGCCTGCGGGGACGTGCAGCACGCCTTGCCCGCCGTACGCCTCGGCGAGCCATCCTTCGAGGGCGGCGACGCCCTGCGCGATCGACACGGCGCCGGCTGCCGGGGTGAGGTCGTTGCCCTGCGCCATTTCGCAAAGCTGCTCGCGCATGAACCACTCTTCGAGCGCGCGCTGTTCGCCGAGCGCGAGTGTTTCGCTGGCCTGCGTCACGGCGTCGTCGTACGACCAGCCGATCGCCGAGCAGGTCGCGCCCGCGTAAATCGTGATCGGTGGTGCCGAGCACGAGCCGGGCCGGTCGAAGGTCTTCGTGCTCGGGCCGGGCGGCGTCGCCGGGTCGGGGCACCAGTCCCAGTCATGCGCGCCCGCGCACGACAGGGGCATCCACTCGGTACCGAGCAGCTCGTGTTCGTCGGTGGCGTCGACGACCTCGACGCAGTCCCCGAGGATGCCGTGAGGCAGAGGACGGCCGCGGATGGCCTCGACGCGCTTACGAAGTCCTGCCGAAGGCATCTGCCGTACCTCCTATGTCCGTGCGCGGCCCCGGCCGGCAGATGGCGCGGGGCCGTTACGGTGTGAGGGGTTGTCAGGCGATCGGGCAGGCGGGGACGGCGCGCGGGCCGACCGAGCCGTCCGCGCAGACCGGGACGGTCACGCGCCGCGACTCGATGCCGCGGTTGACGAGGGCGACGCACTCTTCGGCGAAGATCGCGGTGAAGTCGTTGGTCGCGAAGCGGTTCGAGTCGTGGACGACGCCGAGGTTGATCTCCGCGCCGCGACCGAGCTGGAAGTTGCCCGTCGGGTAGATGAGGAACTCGACGTCGGCCGGCCAGGTGGTCGCCGGGTTGGTGCCGCCGATGTTGGTCGGGACGTCGGGGACGAGGCCCTTCGCCCACTGGACGCGGACACCGAGGGTCGCGAAGGCGTCCTCGATGCAGTTCGCGGGCAGGTCGCAGACGTCGGTGTTCGAGCGGCGGGCGATGTCCGCGAGGAACATCCCGCGCGACCACCACGGGAACACGACCTCCAGGCCGATCCGCTCACAGAGCGAGTGCTTCTCCACGATGTCGGCGACCTGGAGGGCCACGGCGCCGTAAACGGCGCTGAACGACGCGAAGGAAGTGGGCACGGTGACGGCGGTCGACGCGTTGCGGGCCTGCTCGTACAGGGCGCGGCGGATCCGCATCTCGTGCGCCACCATGACGTTGCGCTGGTACCAGTTGACCAGCTCCGGGAAGTGCCTGGACGTGAGGATGCCCGCCTCAAGGCAGACGCCGACCGCGTCGCAGCGGACCTCGATCGGGTCCGGGCAGGGGATGCGGAAGCAAGGTTTCGTCGGTCCGCCCGGCGTGGCCGCTGCCTCGTCCTGCGCTTCGGTCCAGATCCACGTCATGGCGTTGACGTCGAGCGTCGGGGTCTGGAAGAACCGGATGCCGCCGCGGCTGAGCTGGATCTCGGGAAGGTCCCACAGGCCGTCGGGGCACGCGATGTCGGTGATGTCATAGATCGTCTCGGACGGCGCACACCATCCGCCCGAAGCGATGAGGTCAGCCTTCGGGAGGCGCCGCTGATCGGCTGCCTTGACGACGGCGTTCAGGCCTTCGCCCGGGTTGCCGGGGTCGGCGACGACCAGGCCGCTCGTCTCGTCGAACGGCAGCCGGTACGACGCGACGATGCCGGTTCCGCCACCCGAGGACGCGAGCGCGCCCGCGCGCTTGATGATGCCCTCGGTCAGCGTCTCCATGGAGATGCCCTCGCCCGGCGCGACGCCGGGCATGTCGACCGAGGCGACGATCTCGGGGGCATTGAGCTTCGGCACCTGCGGCATGAGCTGACGCGGCGCGCGCTGCCGAACTGAGTTGAGGGTGACGACCGGACGGCGAGGCGTCGCGGACGCGGCGACGGCGGCCGGCTCGTCCGCGACGACGGTCTCACTCCCGGCGGCGTCGGCGGCCTCGGCCGGCTCGTCGCCGGTCGCTGTGTCCTCGCCGAGGACCTGCGCGGCCAGCTGGTCGAGTTCGGCCTGTGCCTGCTGCGCCTCGCCGATCAGCTCGGTCTGCCGGCCGCGCATGGCCTCGATACCGGCGGCGAGTTCGCGCAGGGCGGGCAGGTCTTCGGTGGTGAGGTTCGGGTCGCTGCGCCGGGCCTGGAACGCCTCGGTCGCCTCCGTGATGTGCGCGTCGAGGTCCTCGGCGCTCAGGCTGGTGATGTCGTCGGGCAGTTCGTAACCCATGACCGCGTCTCCTGTGACTGCAAGGAGACCCGGCCCATAACCAGCGGTCGAAAAGAATCTTAGCTGTACGGGGGGCCGTGAAAGGGGCCACGGCCGCCCGTGCAGCGTTGGGACGTTATGCCTGCTTACGCGGGCTCGTCGCCGGTCGCGGAGCCCTTCACGGGCTCCTGGGGGGCGTCGTCGGGCGGCTGCTCGTCGTCGCCGCCGGTCGCTTGCTGCCCAGCCGTGTCGGCGGCGCCCTTCTGCTCGGCGTCCGGGTCGGGAACGATCACAGCGCCCGCGCTGACGTAGTTGCCCCGTACGGTCCGGGCAACGCCGACGTCGTGCGTCTGGAACACCGTCCGTCCCTTACCGCCGTCGAGGACGACCTCATACAGCGTGCGCACGGGCGCGCTGCCGCTGCCCGTACTGCGGGCCCGGTTGCGGCTGCCGCAGGAAGCGCACGCCATCAGTCGTCGCCCTTCGGGACCTCGCGCACGGTGCCCTTGTGGCGGGTCGCCATGGCTTCGGCGGTCGTCTGGTACGGCGTCGGCCCCCACACGCGAGTGCCTTCGGCGTTGACGACCTCGTACTGCTTCTTGTTCTTCGAGCAAGGGGCGCAAGCCATGATCAGATTCCTTCCTGCTGCGGTGCAGCGCTTACGGTGACCGCGGCCTGTTCGTCGACCAGGGCCGCGAGTGCCTCGACCTCTGCGCGCACCTCGGCGCGCTGCTGCTGCCGCTCCTCCAGTGCAGCGGCGAAGGTGTCGAGGAACGTCGGGGACAGCAGCGCGGCGGCGAACGCGTCAACGTCCGGCGGCGGCTGCTCGTCGGGGCGCGCGTGCTCGGGCTCGGGCTCGACCTCCGGGGCGACGACCGGCGCGGCCTGGGCTTCGAGGTCGAGTGCTGCGGCGGCGGCCGTCAGCGCGAGGTTCGCCCGCTCGACGACGGCGGTCGCAGCGATGTGCGACGCGACGACGGCCGAGTACGACGGTTCGAGCGGCGAGGAGTGAGCGGGCACGGGCACGGTGAGCACGGCCTTGAGCTGCCACGCTCCGTCGCTGCCCTGCGTCATGTGATAGCTGGGTTGGCAGGCGCGGAAGACGTTCAAGTCCCACTCGGACAGCCACGGCGCCGCGGCACCCGAGAACCAGAGCCCGCCCTCGTTCTGACCCACGGTCACGATGCCGCCCACGGTGCCCGAGTCGTCGAACTGGCAGGCTGCGGTCTCGCACTGCCAGCCGTCGCGGTGGTGGCCGACGTTCATCGTGATCGTGCCCGCGGCGACTTCCGACCCGTCGTCGAGGCGGAACTTCGCGCGCAGGAAGTGCGAGAAGTCGAGCCGGCCGAGCTTCTCGATCTGCACCTTCCGGCCGTGAACGGCGTGCGGCACCCCGGCCTGAGCAACCCACCCGTACACGCGGCCGTTGGCGTAGTGAACGCCGCCGCTTCCCGGCGGGAGTTCCTCCGGGGTGGGCTCGCGGAACCACTCGGCGGGCATGGGCGGCTGTTCCTGCATCACGCGCCAGGCGGACGCCTCCAGTTCGCTCATGGCGTCGTCGTCGCTGCTGTCGTCGGCCCAGGGGGCGCGAATCGAGTCGTCGTCGTACGCCTCGGCGAGCTTGGCGTAGAGCTGCTCGACGCGGCCCCGGATCGCGTCCTGCTCGTCGGCGGGAATGTCGACCCCGCCTCGGGCCCCGGAGAGGGCACCGGCGACCGCGTAAACGCCGTTCGCGACGATCTCAAGGCGCGAGGCGCTGCCGTCGGTGAAGACGTCGGCAAAGCCCAGCTTGTATGCGGCAAGCGTCGCCGGGTCGGCGTCCGCGTCTCGGTACAGGAACGCCTGGCCGAGCTTGTCGGCGTCGACGTTGCCCGCGTCGTCGGTGGCCCAGGCCAGGACTCGGGAGCCGGCCGCGTCGCCGTCCCATTCGGCGTCGCGCTCGTCGTGCACGGGCAGGTCGAGGTCACCCGACGCGGCGGCGGACACCTCGCCCTCGGGGATCGTGACCGGTGCCGCGTACAGGCCGCGCGAGAGGCGTACGACGCGCTCGGCGCGGACGGCGGCGCGCAGGTGCCGCTTCGCCGTCGACACGGTCATGCCGAGCGCGTCGGCGACTTCGCGGGCGCCGACCGGCACGGGGGAACCGCAGACGTGCGCGACGACCCGGTCAAGGTCACCGGCTGCTGCCGCGGCGATGTCCTCGGCCGGGGCCTCGGTGGGTTCGCCCTCGTCGACTGGCGGCTCGGGGTCGAGGACGATGCGCGCTTTGTCGAAGGCGGGCATCGCGACGAGCGTCGCGCCGCGGAAACGAGCGCGGGTGACCCTGACGATGTACGAGCCGGCGTCTTCGGCGTGTACGACGACGCCGGATTCCGGGTCGTCGGCGTCGCCGGCCGCGGCGGTCAGCGCCGCGGCGGGGAACAGGGCGCGGGCGGCGTCGGCGGGTATGCGCCCGTTCTGGTCCGAGATGATCTGCACGGTCTGCGACGTCCGCGCGAGGGCGGAGCCCGATGCGGTCGCTTCGATCGCGCTGCTCGCGGTGATCACCCACGAGTCGTCGCCGAGTCGCAGCACGGACGCGCGAGCGTAGGTGGCGGACGCGACGACCGGCGCGTCCTCGCCGTCGGGTGCCTCATCCTGCGGGGTGTTGTCGACGAGCTCGATACTGACGTCGTCGAGGTCCACGGACACGCCGAGGGGCGCTTCCTGCTCAAGGAGGGTGATCGCTTCCCATCCGGCGTCTTGCGTCATGTAGAGCACGCCCGAGCCGGGGATGCGGTCGCCGTCGCGGTCGACCTGCTGGATCGCCCCGGCGAGTTCGGCGCCGTCGTGGCCCATGCCCATCTCGTCGGCGTACTGGAGCGGCCACGGGCCTGCGCTGTCCCAGTACAGGGAGCCCGCGGCCAATACGCGGCCGTCGCCGGATTGCTGGTTCTCGTACGCGAGCGCCGTGTCCCCTGGCGTCGTCCAGGTGCGCACGGGCGGCGTGTAGTCCGCCGCGGCGGTCGTATCGGGCATGGCTTCCTCCTCGGGGCCGAGCGGAATGTCGGTGTGCTCGCCGCCGAAGGCGACGCGGACGCGGTCGAAGGTGACGGGGCCGAGCCGCTCGCACATCGGCGCCAGGGGCCACGTGTCGGCGTCGTACGCGCCGGTCACGTGCGCGACCCAGGGCGAGTGCTGCTCGGGCACCTCGGGGCGGTCGTGGGTGTCTTCCAGGGCCTCGACGGCGAGCGCGCGAGCGTCCGGGAGTGCCGGGTAGGCGGGGGTGTCGTCGCCTGTGGCCCAGACCCATACGCCGTCGTCGCCGGGGTTCCAGTGGTTGACGCCGAACAGGCGTGCCTCGATGGGGCCGGGCAGCGCGGCGAAGCGTGCGCGGATACCGGCGATCAGTTCGTTGCGCTGGTCGTCGGTCCAGTCGCCGCCCTGGTCGCCGAGGAACATCAGGGTGCAGTGCAGTTCGTCGGCGTCCTCGCCGCCGTCGAGGGCGAGGCGTTCCGCGTCCTCGCGTGTGGGGATGAGCGCGATCATGCCGCCCATGAGGTGGCTCCCGTCTGCTGCCGTCTCGTGCCGTTGATCTGAAAATCCCGTCGGCGGGAGCACCTGACTTTGTGCGGCTGCGGAGCGCTCGGCGCGCTGCAATCGCAGGACGCATCGGCAGTTGCAGACCAGCGCGGGCGGCGCCGTCGGGTCGCCGGGGTACGCCATGGCGACGCCGGCCACGGTGAAGGCGTCGTCGAGGAGCTGGATCTGTCCGTCAACGTCGTCGTGGGCGTCGCGAACGAGCGAGTCACGGCGGGTCTGCCACTGCTTGACGAGCGGCCGGTCCGGGCCCGACAGATCCTGCGCGGCCGCGAGCGTCGCCCCGTTCCACGCACGCGTGCTCTCGGTGCGCGCGATCAGGTCCTCGCGGCTCTCGCCGAGCTGGGCGCCGTCGGCGGCGAACAGGTCGCGCAGCCGGTTACGGAGCTGGGCGGTGTCCTCGCCCGCGTCGAGGCCCTCGGCGAGCGCGGCGACGGCGGCGGCGGTGAGCCGGTCGCCGACCGCGCGTAGGAGGTGCTCGGTCTGCTCGGCGTAGTCGCCGAGCGAGGCGGGAAGGTTGCCGTCGTTGTACCGGCCGGGCAAGTCGTCCCAGGTGCCGGGCAGCTCGGCGTCGACGTCGCCGGCCGCGCGCTCGCCGGCGGTCTCGGCGACGCGGAACAGGCGGCGCATGATGCGCGGCACCCGCTCGGACCACAGGCGGCCGATGCGCCCGAGGCTGAAGCGGGCGGCGACGATCTCGGTCGCGTTGGCGAGTTGGGCGGCGATCTCGTCGGCGAGGTCGTCGAGGACGGCGCGCACCTCGTCGGCGACGTCCTGCTCGGCGGCCGCGAGCGCCTGGTCGAGGGTGTCAGCCATGGCGTACCTCCGGGCCGTCTTCGTCCATGCAGATGACGCAGCCGGCCACGGTGCCGACGACGGTCACGCCGCCGTCGTGCAGGGCGACCACATCGGCGGTGAAGCCGGTCAGCGCCTTGCAGTCGGCGCACCACTGGTCGCCCGTCAGGTTGCCGATGTCGAGGCGCGCGAGGGCTGTACGCGGCTCGTGGGGCGGCGTGCCGGGCGCCTGCTCGCCGGTCATGCCGCGTCCGCCGCGCAGGGAGTGCGCATGACGCGCGCCGTGTCCTCGTAGGTGTGCGGCATGCGGGCGGCGATCAGAGCGCGGGCGTAGTCGTCGAGCTGCGCCGTCAGGCAGTCGGGGTCGAGGCCGTAGCGGGCGGCGATCTCGGGGACGCGGATCCACGCGCCGTCGAGGAGGTGCCACTCGTCGATCAGATGCGCCTCGACGGGGTAGCGGGTGTGGAGCTCGGCGGGGACGATCTCGCGGGCGTTGGCGCGCTCGGCGCGCGGGCACACGGGCCGGTTCCGCAGGCGGGTGCCCGCGGAGTACAGGGCGGCCCAGATGAGGCCGTCGACGGCGGCGAGGACTTCGGCGGGGAGGTCGAGCACGGGCGCGGCGGCGGCGGGCAGGGTGTCGGGAAGGTCTGGCGTCTCGTTCACGGGCAGGTTCGTCACGTTGCTCGACTCGTCCTCTGGCGTCGTGTCGGCGGGCTTCTCCTCGCCGTTCTGGTTGGTGGTGGCGCCGGGTGCGTCGGCCTCGTCGAAGCCGGTCTCGCGGCGCGCGGCTTCCCCGGAGATCAGGCCGAGCTTGAACGCTTCGAGGGCGGTCGCCGCGCGGTTGCTCGCGGCGCGCAGGGCGCTGGTGTCGTGCCAGACGAGCCACTCGTCCGGGTCCTCGATGCCCTCGGCTTCGAGCATCGGGCGCAGCCATTGCTTGGTGAGCGCGTACGCGACGATCCCGAGGCGCGGTTCGACGCCCATGCGGATGGCCTGTCCGTCGAGCAGCCACGCCGACCAGTGGTTTGTGTCCGAGAGACCCAAGAGGATCTCTGCCGGCACCTCCAAGCCGTTGGCGAACCGGCGGATCGCCTCTTCGCGGAGACGGATCGCGAGGTCGTCGAAGTCGGACTCGAAGGTCAGCCACTTGATAGAGCCGATCGCTTCGGCCGGGACTTCCAGCACGATCGGAACGGTCGCCGCGGCGGACTCCGGTTCACGGATCGCGGTCGACGCGACCTCCATGAACACGTCGATCACGTCGTCTTCGGCGTCGTTCTGCGGGCCGGGCGGCGTCGGGAACCTGGTGCCCTTGGGGACGAGCAGCACACCGCGGCCGGTCAGCCGGCTGCGGGCGATCGCGGCCACGGCGGCGTTCAGGAGCTGGAGTTCTTCGAGCAGGGTCAGGGCGGAGCGGACCGGCGAGTCGGCCTCGATGCGGCGGCGCGGGTGCGGCTCCCAGACGCGGATCGCGATGGGCGCCGTCTCGTCGGGCGCTTCCTCGTCGTAGGCGGGGATGTCGACCAGCTCGCCGTCGATCTCCGCCGTCAGCTTGCCGTTCTGCTGCTGCACCTCGGACGTGGACAGGACGAGCCACTCGTGGCCGGTGACGGCCTGCGTGATCTTGTCGAGGATGGGGCGGATGACGATCCAGGCTTCGCCGGCGACGACGAGGTGAGGGCCGAAGTCGCCGAGGAACGCCGACTGTCCGTCGGGGCCGCCGGCGATCTGCCGGACGATCTCGGTCGCCGGGTGGTCGTCGGGGGCGCGCTCGATCGTGCCGTCCGCGGCGCGGTGTCCGGCGAAGAGGGTCGCGCCGCCCATGGCGTTGCCGACCCAGGTCGCGGCGAAGCGGACCTCGGGCGTCGTGTCGAAGAACCGCCACGATTCCTCTTGCCACGAGCTGTCGGGCTTGCGGGTCCGGCTGCTCGCGATCTTCCGCGTGTAGCGGGTGGCGGCGGCGGTGATCTGTCCGTTGCCTCGGGCCATGGTCAGTCGCTGAAGGTGTCGTCGCGGCGGTTGAGGAGTGCCTGAACCCCGGCGACGGCGAACCACTCGACGCCGTGGACGAGCCACGAGGCGTCGTTCCACCTGTGGGCGGCGAGCAGGTACACGAGCAGGACGGCGCCGGACAGCCACCAGCCGAAGCAGTAGATGCAGCCGATGAGCTGCATCACGAAGGCGCGCGGCCTGCTGTCGAGCTTCGACGTGTGCCAGGCGGCGAGCCGGTTGCGGGCGGGGTCGAGGATCGTGTCATGGACGCCGAGCTGTGTCGCGCGGTACGCGGCGAACCCGAGTACGGCGAGTTCCGGAAGTGTCAGCATGGGCCGCCCCTCGACGAAGATCCTCACGAACGGCGGTCATGGTACTGCGCAGCACTGCGCGCGTAGTGCGCACGTGTCGGGTGATGCGGCAGGTCAGCGCCGGGCAGGTTCCGCGAGGGGTGGCCGGTTGTCCTAATTCGGGGGCGTCTGTCAGTGCGCGCCCCTACCGTCGGATCATGAACACTCACGACGAGTCGTTCCCGGGCCCGGAGGGGCCGCCGCTCGCCCTCGTCGAGCTTCCGGTCCCCGGCGGCGTCGAGCTGCTCATCTACGACCCCGGCAGCAGCGAGCCGGCCGAGACGGCGTTCATACCCGACGAGCACGACGAGCAGGAGGGCCGGGCTACGCTCCCCCGACGTCGACGGAGGGAACGCACGTGAGGCGGGTACGGGGCGCGGTGAAGCGGTGGCTGCACCGCCGGGGGTGGATCGCGAGTCCGTCCCTGGCGTTTTGGGGCGTGCCGTTCGGGCCCGACCGGCGTGACCTGGCGGGTGAGGTGCTGCGGGACATCGGGCGGGCGCTCGCCGAGCGTGAGGCGGCCGAGGCCGAGCAGCGGCGCATTGACCGGCGAGCGAGGCTGCGCCGCGCTGCGGTGACACGATCCCTGTGGCGCGGGACGCGGACTGGCGGCAGGATCCGCCGCGGCTGACGAAGGCTCCTCGCGCGGCGCCGCTGTTCATATCCGACTAGTGCGAATCACGCCTGAAACGCTGATCAGTTGCGCTACGTTGGTTTCACCGCCGCTCGACGGCGGCGCCCCTGAGCTGCTGGTTACGGGCCGGGCAAGGGGCAGACGTGAGCGCTCGGCCGCTGGTTACGGGCCGGGCCGGGCGCCCGACGGCGTCCCTGCACATTTGCGGAGGTGCAGGGGCGCCGTTCGTCTATCCTGGCGCCTCCGCCGCTCGACGGCGGCTCGCTGCGCGCCGCATGGCTGTGGGCCTGGCCGCAGCGTGGCGGGCGGCGCCGGTCATGCCGATGCAGTGTCCGGACGGCGCGGGTCAACACACCCCGTGGCCGGCGGCGCCCGATCGCGAATCCTCGAGGTAGGCCGACGGCCGGCGCACGACGCCACCCGCGCCAACGGGTCTGTCAACGGCGCCGTGCCCCGGCCTGGTTGGAGCCTTCGAGCCGTGGTGCAAGGCCATGAAAGGAAGGCGGGCAAGACGTTAGCGGCCTGGGAGCGGGCACGCGAGCCCGGTTGGGACACCGCTGAGTCAACCCTGGTCAGCGTGGCTGCGCGACTATGCCGACGCGGCCGACGGCGTCTGCTCGCACAGGTACAGCTCGATCTCCGGCCACGGACGCGACGAGATCAGCGACACCCCGGCGACGCTCCACCGGCTGACGACCGTCGAACCGGCGCGCGTGCTCATCTCGCCCTGTACGAGGTCGGCGACGCCGACGAGCCGGCGGGCCGCGATCAGCTCCGAGAGCACGGGCCCGAGCACGGGCACGGGAACCGCGACCGGCGACGCGGCGTGGAGGGTGAGCGTCGGCGAGTCGAGGCGGCCGGTCCAGCGCAGCAGGTCGCCGTCGAGCGTCAGGCCGGTCACGGTGCCGACGGGGCGCCGCTGGTAGAAGACGGGGGTGTCGGCGACGGCGAACAGCGGGCTCGGCTGCTCGAAGATCACGCCGGTCGTCATGGGGCGCAGCAGGACGGCGCACACTCCGCAAACGTCAGTCACTTCGGTCCCTCCGGGAGAATCCGCGAAGGGCTTCTCGACGCCCTGCGCGTCGAGCGGCGCAGCTCGGCTTGGATCGCGCGCAGCATGGACTGCTGAAGCCTCGCGGTCGCCTCTTGGATCGCCTGGGCCTGCTCGTCGGACGCCGTCATGCCGTCGGGTACACGTCGCGGCGGATGTACTTGCCCCACGGGCGGTCGTAGACGAGGACCTTCCCGAGCGGGACGCCGATCGAGCGGCACACGCGGTACCCGTACAGCTTCGCGCCGCGCGGGATGTCCTCGACGTCGGCGGGGTTGAAGAACAGTTCGAGCGTGTCCGGGGAGCCCGACGAGCTGACCGTGCGGGCCCAGTCGAGGGAGCCGCGAATCTCGGCGCCGAGCGGCCCGTGAAGGTACTTCTCTGCGAGCGCGTCCTGATCCATGCCGACGACGGTACGCCCAGGGCGCGGATACGACCGGCGAGCGATTGCACTCGATCGCCGCTCCTGGCCTGGCAGGCACCAGTTACGCTCAGCGGCATGACTGTGGACCGTGAATTCGACCGTGAATTCTTCGACGCGTTGCGCTCCCCCTCGCGTCCTGTGAGGCGGCTGACGGCAGCGCTGGAGACGGAGCAGGGCACAGAGATTCTGCTGTCCTATGTCGACGATCAGGCGGGCGCTGACGGGCGGCTCGTCGACAGCGGAGTCCTGTTCATCCCTGCGGACACGCCTGAGAATCGGCGGCGGGCGCGAATCACGCTCGGCTGCCCCTTGTGTCCCGACGTGAACCAGGGGCTCACGAGCAGGGACGTCGCGGATGACGACGGCTCGTACGTCATCGCGGCTTACGCGGAGTGCGGGCACGAGGTCATGGCGCGGCTGGACGACGACGCCGAGCCGCTCGTGTTGAATCCTTCAGCGGAGTAGCGCGGGCGCGCACACGGCAAAGCCCCGCCACGGTGGGCGGGGCTCGGCGAAGGGGCGTGCTGTTGCTCAGTGGTCGGTGCAGCCGCACTCGTAGAAGGTCACGGCGCCAGGGTGCAGGCGCGCCGTCTCGCGCATGATCTCCTTGCCCGCGTCGAGTTCCTCCGGGTAGATCATCACGGCGTCGGCGGCGGCCTCGACGAGCGGGGCCTTACCGCGCCGCGCGTCGGTGCGGAAGGTGACGCGGTCGCCGTCGCGGCTGATCTCCGTCACCGTCTGCCACGTCGTACGGGTGTCGTTCTTGCGGGCGTTGGCCTTGTAGCGGATGCGGTCGCCGACCTTGACGTCCGCGAAGGTGGCGGTGCAGCGCTCGGCCCACAGGCGGTCGAGCGTGGCCTTCGCGGCCTGGGCGCGCGGCGTGAAGTGCGAGCGGCGGCCTTCGCAGTCGGGGCAGTTCGGGTCGGTGCTGGCCTTGATCATCGTCGAGGCGAGGTCGAGATCGTGGATCGAGCGCACCTCGGGGATCGGTACGGCGGTGCAGCGGGCGCATGCCTGGTGCTCGTACTCAATGCGGGCGGTGATGTGGTCCCTCATGGTGCGCGTCCCTTCGCGGTGCCGTCGTGCTGACACGACAGATACTTGCACCATCATGTTGCACTGTCAAGTTGCTTACCGGCGTCCTCCGCCGCCGCCGGTCCCGCCCGGCCCGCCGACGACCCGACCGTACCGGGAGGCCGACGTCGGACGTCCCCGGGCGCCCGGCCCCTGCTGCGGGCCGCGCCGGGTCGGCGACTGGATGCGCGCCTCCCCCACGAGATCGAGTTCAGCGATGACGTACCGGGCGGTGTCCATGCCGTGGTCGTCGACCTTCAGGGGTTCCTCGGGTTCGGCCTTGCTCTTGAGCGCGGACGCGGCCGGCTTCGCCCACACGTAGCCCGGCACCTCGTCCGTGAAGCACATCGGTTTCTTCGCGTCGGCGAGCTGCTCGTCCCGCTCGATCAGCGTGTCACGCATGACGTAGAACCGCGGGCGCCCGTCACCGGCCGGTCGGAGCCGCGCCTTCACGGCCTGGATGCCGGTCTTCACGGCCTTGTGCGCGGCCGTCGTCGTCAGGCCCAGCTCGCGCTCAAGGATCGCGCGGTCCTCGGCGTCGTGGTCGCAGACGACCGCGATCGGCTTCGGCTCCGTCCACTCGCGCTCGCCGCTCTCTTCGTCCAGCACGGTGACGGCGTCGAGGATCGTCTGTGCGTGCTGATCGGTGGTGCGCCGGGTCATGTACAGCTCGCGGTAGAGCCACAGCCGGCCGTCGGGATCGATCGCGTACCACTGCACGGTGAAGGGGTTCGTGAAGCCGAAGTCGACGCCCCAGATCCGCGGCCACTCGTCGGGGACGGGGAAGCGGTCGACGACGTGCACCGTGTCGTCCCACTCCTCGTAGATGGCGCCCTCGGCGCTCGTCCACCGGCCATCCTTCAGGCGTGCTCGGCGTACGCCGGTCAGCGCGTCGAGCTTCTGCATGTACTCGCGGCCGGCCTCGGTGAACGTGCCGTCAGGGCGCACATAGGCGGGGTTGTCCTGGTGCCCCGAGGTGATCATCGTGAGCTGGGCGCCGTCGGCGCGCTGTTTGATCCAGTGCTGCGGGTGGCTCGGGTTGGTCGCGAGCATGATCTGTTTGTACGTCGGCGCCGCGCCGCGCAGACGGGAGATCAGGGTCTCGTAGAGGTCGAGGGTGATCTCTACGCCCTCGTCGCAGAAGATCCGGTCGAGTTCCGCCGACAGGAACTTCTCGGGCCGGTCGCCGCCGGCGACGAGGATCTGGCTCCCGTTGGCGTATCGGAACGCGGCCGGGTCTTTGCCCGATCCGCCGAACCATCGGACCGACCCGTCGGCGAGCGCCGCCGCGGCGACGTACCGCTGAAAGGACACGAGCGTCGTCGCCGTCAGGCTCGTGTGCGTGGCGCGCAGCATGAGGGCCCGCAGGTTCGGCACCTTGAGCGCCGTCAGGTGCAGCTTCCAGCACGCGGCCAACGTCTTACCCGAGCCCGCCCGGCCGACGGCGGCGACCTCGGTGTCCCGGCACAGCAGCAGCTTGCGGTGCGCGCCGCGCGCTTCGAAGGTGACGACCGGCGCCGTCCGCTCGGCGACCGTGGTCATACGAGGTCGTCCGGGTCGACGCCGATGATCTCGTACGTGGTGACCTCCCCGGAATGCTCGATCTTGCGGGGCGCCTCGACGCCGGTCAGCCGGTCCCGCGCGGTCATGCACTTGAGCACGACGGCGGCGGCGTGCCGGTCCTTGTCCTTGACCGCCGAGCCCCAGAACGCCGCCTGTAGCCGGTCGTAGCGCATGAGGGCCAGGCGCCGCTGTTCGTCGACCGCCTTCTCTGTGCGTTCGAGCTGCTCGCGGACGGTGCTCTCGTCGATTGCCTGGGTGATCGCCCGGTGCGCGTTGCTCGCGTTCGCGTAGCCGACCTGTTGGGCGATCGTGCCGAGGTCTACGCCGGCGAGGTAGAGGCCGAGTGCCTGGCGTCGGCGCTCGGCGGCGGTGACTCGCTGCCGTGGTGACTTGCCTCGCATGGGTCCTCGCTCGTGTCCGGTTCTTTGTCCTAGTTCAGTGCTTCAACTAATCGAGCACGGGTGTGCCGGCCCGTGCGGGGGTGAGGATGCGGTCGCGGATCGTGGAAGCGACGGCGAGCATGACGGGCGGGGGGACGCTGTTGCCGACGCGGGCCCAGATGTCTTGCAGGCGGCTGTCTCCCCAGTCGTAGGCGTCGGGGAAGCCCTGGATGCGGCAGATCTCGCGTGAGGACAGGAAGCGGTTCTCGTCGGGGTGCATGATCCCGTGCCGTCCGGGGGCCATGCTCTTGGTGATGGTCCAGCACTGGCGGTCCCAGTGAGCGCGCTGGAGGTTGAAGAACGCCCGGCGTGCGCCGCGTGAGTGGAGGACGTCGGCGCCGTCGCGGCCTGGGGGGACGAGCGGCGCGAGCGAGGTGATCCCGCCCTTGGGGTGGAGGATGAGGCCGGGGTCGCCGAGGTCTTCGAGGGCGTCGCGCAGGACCGGCGGGCGCATCTGCGGGGCCGGGTGGACGGGGTCGACGGCGAGGTCCTCGCGGACGCCGACGAAGATCATGCGCTGTCGCATGGTGGCGACGCCGAAGTACCCGCAGTCGACGAGCCGGGCGACGACGCGGTACCCGGGCCCCGCCTTCTTCAACGCGGTGAGGATCTCGGCGAACAGGGAGCGCATGCGGCCCTTCACCATGCCGCTGACGTTTTCCATCACGAACACCTTCGGCTGCCAGGCGTCGAGCAGGCGAACGTACTCGCGGAACAAGCCGTTACGGGGGTCGTCGATCTGCCGCTTCCCGGCGGTGCTGAATCCCTGGCAGGGCGGGGAGCCGTCGAAGACGTCGAGCTCGCCCGCGTCGAGGTCGAGGATCGCGGGGTCGACCTTGGCTATGTCGCCGTGGAAGACCTGCACCTCGGGGAAGTTGCGGCGCAGGCACATCGCGGCGTGCTTGTCCCACTCGACGGCGAGGAGCTCGCGGAAGCCGGCCGCGCCGTAGCCCAGGCCCGACCCACCGCCCCCCGCGAACGTCGATACGACGGTGGGTGCGTCGTCGGCGCGCGGGGCCGTGTGCGCGGCCCACAGCGCGTCGAGCCGGTCCTTGTAGGCGCCCATCAGTCGTCGCTGCCGGTCGAGCCGGTCTGGAACTCGTGGCCGCAGTTCGGGCAGGTGTGGATGAACGCGGTCGCCGGTTCGCTGCTCGACGTGCCTGGCTCGTCGGCGACGTCCTCGGCGTACGACTCGAAGCCCTCGGGCAGGTCGACGTGTATCAGCCGCGTGACCTCGTCGTCGCTGTAGCCGGTGCCTTCGTAGCCCTCCTCGTCGAGGTACGACAGGAGCTCGGCCAAGGCGTCGTTGTCGTACGTGCCGTCGTCGCTGGTCTTGTTGTCGGCGAGGACGATGCGGCGGGCGGTGTCGTCGTCGCAGGTGATGATGTCGACGCGGGCGCTCGGCTCCCATGGCTGGTTCTGGCAGATGCCGCAGGGCCGCTCGGTGCCGCCGACCTTGACTGTGTAGTCGCAGGCTTCCGGGCCGTGCGCGGCGAGCGCCTTCGCGGTGTGATTGCCCGCGAGGATGACGAGCCGGCCGTTGCCCTCGTCGCGGACGACGAGCGCGCGGTACTGCCCGTTTCTGCGGAGGCTCTGGAGGATCGACGGCACGTTCCCGACGCGGGGGTTACCCGGGTATGGGGTGAGCTCGTCGAGGGCGAGGACGGCGGTCCGGACGTGCGTGGCCTGAGTCATGGGCGGATATCCCCTGGTAGCGCGCTTGACTCGGCCCATAACCAGCAGTCGACACACAGGGTAGGAGACGGCCCGGCGAGTCAGGTGCTCGGCGAGCGCCTGGCGGCGCGGCGGGCGTCCTGCTCAGCCTGCCACTCGCGGAAGGTGCGGCCCGCCATGCGGCGCCGGAACTGGGGGATGCGGTTCGAGGGGATGCCGACCGGCGCGGGCCCGAGGACGGCGAGCAGGTCTGAAGCGTCCTGGTTGTGGTAGCCGGCCGCTCGTATGGCCTGCTCGTCGGGGAAGACGTCGGCGACCCTGTCACGGGCGGGGTCGAGTAGGTGATCCTCGGTGCCACCGTAGGAGTAGACCCACCGGAAGTTCCGGGGCGGCGCCGGCTCGACCATGCGTTTTACCCTCGTGACCTCCTTCGTGTACGCGTAGAAGTTGACCTCGGGGCGCCAGGCCATGACGCGCAGCCAGGCGGCGAGGTAGCGGTCACTGAAGAAGTCGCCGGCGTCGTGAATGCGGACCCAGCCGCCGGCGTGCCGGGGGTGGCCGAGCTCGGCGACCATCTGCCGCTGCCAGCCGCCGAGGTCGTCGAGGACGTACGCGAGGTTCTGCTGATGACGCTCGACGACGCCCGGGAAGTTGTACGTCCCGTTCCTCGCGTAACAAGCCAGAGCACAGACGCCGGCCGCCGGACACGTCTTGACGGTGCGGCCGTCGCGGAGCCGGGTCGCGAGCGCAGGGATCGTCCAGTTCCAGATGCCCTCTTCCCGCAGCTCCGAGTTCTGCGTCAGCAGCCGCTCGGGGCGCAGCGGCCGGCGGCGGCGCCGTCGGCGGGGCGGGGCGACGTCGACGGCGGTCACCGGTCGGCCCCTGCGGCGCGCAGCAGGGCGGCGACGGTCACGGCGCCGTCCGGTGAGTGGCGGGAGTCCAGGACGGCGACGAGCGTGCGCAGGGAGCGCAGGACGATCGCGGGTGTCTCGTCGGCGGGGAACATGTCGCGGGCCGCCGTCACGAGCCGGGCGGCTTCGTCGCGGTCGGCCTGCGAGTAGTGCAGGACCATGGGCACGCGCTCGTGGGAGAACGGCGCGGAGAGGCCGGAGGCTATGGTGCCGCCCGGGGTGAGACCGGTCGGCGTCGGCGCGGTGATGACGCCGGGCGTCTGCTGCTCGCCGGTCGCGCTCGTCGGCGCCGCGGCGGCCGCCGGCTGCTCGGGCGCCTGGTCCTGCTCGTCGCCGTCCTCGTCGTCTTCGTCGTCGTAGAGACCGGCGTCGTCTATCGCAACGTCGAGCGCGGTCACGAGCCGATCTATGTCGGCGTCGTCGTAGCCCGTGCCGGCCGTGTCGCCGTCGAGGCCCTCAATGAGAGAAGCAAGGGCGAGCTCGTCGTATCCGCCGTCATTCGAGGCGTTGTCGACGAGGTTGATCCGGGTCGCGGTGTCGTCGTCGCAGGTGACGATCTCGCAGCGTGCGACGGGATCCCAGGGCTCGTTACCGCAGACGGCGCAGGGGCGCTCGATGTCGCCGTGGCGGGTGGTCATGCCGCAGTCGCCGGGCCCATGGGCGGCGAGCGCCTGAAGGGTGTGGTTACCGGCGAGGACGGTCAGCGTGCCGCCGTCGTGCTCGCGGACGACGAGCGACCTGTATTGCCCGTTCCTGGCGAGGCTCTCCAGGATCTTCGGGACGTTGCCGATCTTCGCGTTCCCGGGGAACGGGGTGAGCCGGCCGAGTGGGAGTGTCTCGATGCGTACGTATGTCGCCTTGTCGTGCATGCCGTTTCCCCTGGTCGCCGGGCCGGTCGGTCGGCGGAGAAGGATAAGCGGCGGGGTGGACATGCCCGGGACACCAGCGGCCGGGCGACCTGTCGGCGCCGTCTTGGGGGAATCAACCTAGAATCGAACGCGTGACCGATAGTCCGCCGTCCCGGCTCGACCTGCTGTACTTCGCGCGCCGCGTCGTCGAGCAGCAGGCGCGAGCGAGCCTCGCCCAGCTCGACGCGTGGATCGCCGTCGAGCGGCGCCGCGAGGACGAGCGGCGGAACCGCGAGGCCCGGCGGCCCGCGCCGCCTGAGTGGCTGATCGAGCGGGGAATCGGTGTGGGCGCGCCGCCGACGCGCGTGCATTGCGGTGGGTGCTACATGGCGCCGGCCGTGCGGGTCAGGCCGGTCACTGAGGACCAGGCGCGGCGGGCGCTGTACGAGCACGTCGACGCGTGCTCGCACTGCAACCCCGATACGGAACTGCGGGTCATCCTGGAGTAGCGAAGTCACGCCGTAGAAGGCCGACGTGCTCGTACAGCG